CCGGTGTTCTACGAAGGGCAGAACGTCGGGCACGTCCGGGCCGATCTCATAGTCGATCGCAAATATGTCATAGAGCTGAAGTCGGTAGGCAAGCTCGGGGAGACTTACCGAATTCAGACCCAAAATTATCTGAAGCTTCTGGAACTCGAGACTGGATTCCTCATCAACTTTCCGGACAAGAAGGGTCCTCTCGAATTTGAGACCATAATTCGTGAACGTCCGGCCCGACCGACTCTGGATCTCATCGACTGCTAGACGGTCTTGATATATTGCCACTGGAGTTCCTTGCAAATTTTGGACCAAATTTCATCCTGGACGTACAATTTCTCTTTTGATTTCAACAACGGGAAGCACGGTAGATAATCATCCTCCCCGAGCAACTCACAAAACTTATAAAGGACATAACTGTAACTCAAAAAGTTCTTGCGGGTCGCAGGTTTGTGCTTCTCGAAAGGCCCCTGAATCTTGTGAAACATGAGACGGAGCCGGTGCTCGAGAGCCTCGGGCATCGTAGGGGGCGTGATACCGTTCAGGATCGTCGATATGTACGCGACGTGCTCGTAGTACTTGGCGTACCCGAGCTTTTTAAGCAGACCCTTGACCTTTTCGTGAGTGATTTCCGAAAGGTCCTTAATCTTTTGCTTCTTAAATTCGGCCCGTAATTTTGTGATAACCTCTTCAGGGACACTCGTCGATTCCTTGGCTTGGAATTGGCTGATCCACTCGTTGAAGTGATTCTCACGTTTGTATGAATACACGATGTTCTTCTCCATCTCTTGTTCCTCCTTGAAACCGACCTCTTCGCCCAGAAAGTACTCGGCGTTCCCACACCTCGAACATACCTCCTCACTCGTGGCCTCTTCGACGATCCAGGAGTGCACGGCCCCACAACTCTTACAGGGTCGATCGTAGTACGCGTCTTTCCTATCGCACCGGTCAAACTCACCCTCGACCACGGAGAGGTACTTTTTATATATGTCCTTGCGTTGAACACCTTTCCGGGCCGCAACCTTGAGGGACGCAACCTGGTGGGTCGTCTCGGACGCGGGCTCCTCGGTGGCCGTGTTATACTCTTTCAAAATTGGAACACAGGAAAGCAAGTAATCTATCATTTCGGTCTCGTTCTTACATTCGTGTATTCGGGCATTGTATCGAGCCTCCATACAATAACCCTCCTTTTAATTCTCTATCTTAGGGGCCAAGTAAAACCGAAGATCGCCTAAATTAGCAATTGTGTATCTAAATATAATTGGCATATTCTCATTCTCAGAGTCTTGCATGAGCTGGACGCTCGAGCACATATTGGTCGCCTTCGTAAACAGGTTGATATATTTTAGACTAAAAATATTTCCGGTCCGATCGACCTCGTCCGGAAACTCGATGACGGTCGTTTGATCCGCAAAGTCCCCTCGACAGCTCAGCTCGAGCTTGGTCCCCTCACGCATAATCGTCATCTCATTCGCTAGGTTCCCCATGTCTCGGGTGATCCGTTGAAAGTCGACCGCGGGCAGGGTCGTGATGACATTCATCTTGATGTCTGGCAGGTCCAGGATGTCCTCGTTAATGTCTAGCAATTTCAGTTTGAAATTCGTCGATGACTTTTTGACCGGGTTCTCGATCGTCATTTCGAGAACATCCCGTCCCTCTACACGAAGCGTCAGGACATCCTGACCCGTGACCGACTTGAGAAGCTTGTAGACGTTACTCATATTCAGACCGGCCGCGATATCCTGGGGACACTCGTACTCTTCGAAGTTCTCGGAGTTCAGGGTCATATGGACCAGGGTCACACGGGCCGTATCGAGTGTTAGGATGTGAACGCCTCGGGCCGTGAAATAGACGTTCACATCGTTGATGATGTCCTTCAGGACCTCGAAGACCGATTTTACGGCCGAGGCCTGAATTGTCTTCAGATACATCTGCTGAAATTTAGGGTCAAATCTCTAAGCTCGCTTTCCGTAACTTTGGTAAGCGTCAGTCACGCTCATACTTATCCGGGCCTCGAGTTCGGGTGTTACGACGGGCTGGAGGCTCGAGCCATAACTGTCGAGGCTGAAGAGTCCAGTGTTCTCGGTCCCATCCAAAGTCGTACACAAATTCCCGGTCCCGTCCCAAGAATCAAAGTCGCACGGGATCATGGACGTCAGCCAGGCCTTGACGTCCGCACCGACCTTCATGTCGCCCTCGTTCGTGACGAGGGTCGGGACCCGTGTGATCTTCTTCGAAGGGACACCCTGGGTCGTCACATTGTGGAAGCGGACGATTTCGATAAGGGCCGGTTGGGTCTTGATGAATGCTATAATTTCCATGGACCATTTACACTTGTCCGAATAGACCAGAAGAGCCATTTAATGTCAAGGGATTTTTTTGGTCCGGAACTTTTTCGCGCCTGTTAGTAATATGAAGGACGCTGTTATCGTCGTCCTCGTAGCGATCCTGGCCTTTCTCATGTGGAACGGGCGGCAGACCGGGACGTACACGGCCTCGCCCCTCGGCATCCCGGTCGACACCGCCGCGGCGATCCCCCCTGAAATCACGGGTGCGATCGTCGAGAAATTTCAGCAGCAGAACCCCGATCTGTACCCGATCGAGACCTTGTTCGTGAACCCTCAGAAGGAGGAGGGCGTCTTTGATTCCCGATTCATGTTCTTCAACACGAAGAAGTTTTATGGCGTCCAGTACGACATCCAGGCCCGGGTCGGAAGTGACGGTGCGACAATCCTGAAGCAGTCCGAGTCGTCCCAGCGCGACCCGAGTTACGGATACGTACCGGACAAGTACCAGCCATGGCAGGCTATCGATGGGGTCCTCGATGCTCAGCTCAAGGAGGCCCTGTCCAAGCCCCTGCCCGAACCTTCCCTAGACAATCTCATGAAGCGTGAGTAAATTTTAAGAACAAATTTTGATCCAAAATAAGAGAGGATGTTGTCCGCCAAGGACCTCGCGGTCCGTGAAAGGACCAAACACAATGCCATAAAAGAAATGTACAAGGCGATGTTGTCGCAATTTTGTCGCAAAATTCGTTCATCTTACGAATTAGGACATAAGGACGCGACCGTGACGGTCCCGCCCTTCATCATAGGGTTTCCAAAGTACGACATGGCCCGGGCCGTTATGTACATGGCCCGGCAACTTCAGAGACTGGGCTACACCGTCAGTATGGTCGGGCCGTTCAGTCTCAAAGTCCAATGGTCCCGGGCCCCTCCGGACGAGGCCCCCGCCGATGAATTCCTGGGCGAGGCCCCACCTATGGATATCCTCCCGGCCCTTGTGAACCTGCAGAAAACGGCCCAGAAGTTGCGGAAGAAATAGACCACTCATCGCCTCCTCACGGACCGAACAGCAAGTCTAGGAGCGGCCCTAACGGTCGCCCAGCGCAGTGCACTGTAATGTTCTGGATAGTACGTCTGCATAAATGTTGCAGCGGGACGCAACATACGGCGCACGGCCGCCGGTGGTTCGCCCGCCCCCGGTGAAAAGTACACATTAGCCGCGGCCGCTACGAGACGGTTCGCACGGGCCGGACGTTGACGCGCATTCGCTTCGAAAAAGTTCACGGCCGAGTGACCGAGGGTCCGTGCATGCTGTGGACCGACACCGCCGATTACCATGGCCGGGCCCAGAACCGCTCTGGCCGTTTCGATTAGCGCACCCCTACCGGCGCGCCGAAGCGTTTCGGATGTTCGTGGGAATCTTCCCTGACTACGGGGTGACATAATATTACGTGCGAAAATGTTCCCAGTTAATTATTCTCTTGAAACAGTAACCATGGATCTCCTCAACGAGTCCGAGCGCCGCTTCACAAAGAAGCTTTGTGACGCGATGATTCCTCATATGGTCGAGACGTTTTGGGAAATTTGGCTCGAGGCCAAGAAGCAGTCCCAGGGCAAGGGAACCCCCCAGGTCTTCGATGAGCTCCTCCGTGGAATTAAGACCTGGAATTCGTCAATCTCTCTGAAGCACGCCGAGGCGATCGCCAAGGCCGAACCCCTGTTTCCCAAGCTTCTGGCGGCCGTCTTTGTGACCCATGTGAAGATTCTGAGCTCAATCCGGACCGACAAAAAGTCCAAGAAGATTTGCATCAAGCTCCCGGCCAATGACGTGTTCGTCCAGCGGTGCTACGAGGCTTGTGCCGAGGACGTGTACAAGCGGCCCGAGGTCATCATCAGCCCATCGATCAACGAAGAGACTCGGATGGAGCAGCTCCATGACAGATTTTGTATCAAAATTCAGAAGTTCATCGAGAGTCTGATTCAGACGGCCGAGATTCTGGAGGCCTACCTTCCCATGAGTTCCAACGATCTGAACTTTGATGACAGCGAGGAGGCCCAGGACGATCTCATGAACGAGGACCCCATGCCCGAACCCGAGCCGGCACCGGAGCCAGAGCCAGAGCCCATGAACGAGAATGCCGAGGTCGATGGGGTCCCCACGAACACGGGAACCCCGGGAGGCATGGAGCTCGGTGAGACGCCCGGGGGCACCAAGACGGTCGCCGTCACGCCCTCCATGGCCCCGCCTCGAATTCCAGAACAAAATTTGTTCGATGACGCTCGTGAAAAGTAGTCCCGAAAAAACTTGAGTAGAAGTAATGGAGCAGTACCTTCGGGAACCCTTTAGCGCGGCCGTGATCGCCGCCACAATCACAATGGCCTATGTGTATGGTCGAGCCAAAATGAATGGTGAAACAAAGATTAAGAATTCGGAGATGATGAAGCCGGCTTTTCTGGTTGGACTCCTGGTCTATTTCATCGTCAGTCAGGGCCAGGGCTACACACAGGACGCAAGTGTTAAAGCGCCTTTTTAACTTAAAAACTAAATCATTTATAGTGTAAATGACGACCCTTCAGGCATTCAATGAGATGATGGGTCAGTTTCTTGACGAACTCCATGAAGTGTTTCCGGATGATGCGGCCGTGACGGCGGCCCAGGCGGCCCCTCGGGATCGCCAGACCCTCGACACGTTCATGAAGTCCCTGAGTCAGTGGTCGACCCAAATGATGCAGAAGGATGACGGATTCTTTTGCGAGCAAAATGAGTTCGTAAAGAATCTGAACCTTCACACCATCTGGGCGTCGGAGTCCTGTACGCCCAACACCAAGAACGCCATCTGGCAGTACCTCCACTCGATGTACATGATCGGTACGACAATGAGTATGTTCCCACCTGAGACGCTCGCGATGATCGAGGCCGCGGCCGATAATGCCACGAAGAGCATGAAGAACAGCTCGGGTCAGATTGACGAGGCTGCGCTGATGTCGGGCGTAAACAACATGCTGGCCCAGATGCTCGGTGGGGGCGCGGGTGGCGCGAACCCTCTCGCGGCCCTTCTGGGTGGTGGTGGCGGTCCCCAGCAGCCCCGGCGTCGGGTCCCCAAGAATAAGAAAAAAACATCTCAGTAAGTAGCAGAGAATGAATCCAGCCGAGGTCTTCCAAACGAATAAGCTTCTCGAGTTCTGGCCGACCGCCAAGCAGTCGGCCCGCGAGCGCGTCTCGGCGACGACCCGTTTCGTGTTGTACGCCACGGTCCTCGTTTACCTGATTAACCGTGACGCGCGCGTGTTCGCTCTGGGGGCCCTGGTCCTGGCGATTCTGTATTACATGTACACGACTAACATGATCTCGGACGGTAAGGTCCGCCCGGCTCAGGGTGACGCGCGGACCTCGGGTCCTCTTCGGGACCCCGTGACTCTCCCGACGCTCGATAATCCCATGGGGAACGTTCTGATGACGGACTATGCCGACAAGCCCGATCGCCCGGCGGCCGCGTGGTACCCGAGCATGCGTTCGCAGGTCCAGGATACCTGGAGCCGGATCCACCCGTTCGAGCGTCAGCGTGATGCCGAGCGTAATTTCTACACCATGCCCTCTACGACCATTCCCAACGATCAGACGGGCTTCGCACAGGCCGCGTACGGTCGGCCCTTCTCGGCCAAGTGCCGCGACCAGGGCGGGGCCGCATGCGACCCGGATCGCTTCTATTCAACATTCCCCGAGCGCACGCAGCTCCGTGCCGGTAACGGGCGCTAGAAAATAATGTATTTCTTTTAATAATGCCGAGACAGGACACAAGCCCGAACATTCTTCAGCCGGGCGTCTGGATCGGCCCGGCTCAGGTTGTTCTCGAGGATCAGGTCCAGATTGAGAGCCAACTGCGCGAGCGTACGACGACCGCATGGAAGAAGGCCTGGTCCGAGCGGGCCTATGATTTCCCGAATAGCTATGTTAACCTGCCCCTGCGCGTGATGACGTGGGATCCCAAGAGCAGCTTCGCCGAGCAGCAAAACACCCGTTTTGTTCAACGTTATTTTTCTAAGTAGGTAATAATATGGACCCACTAGCTTTAGCAGCGGTCGTTGGTCTTGTGTTTGCTGGCAAGCGTCTAAGTGAGGGGGCGACCCCCGAACCGGACGCCCAGTCAGCAACCACGAAACCCGTTCGCCCGATCACTCGGCGCGACGTTGATCTGATGACGTACCCGGCCGAACACGCCGCGGACGCATTTGATCTCAGAATTATGAATCCTCAGCTTGGTCGTCGAATTGGCGACTGGCGAATCCGTCCCAAGGAGGCAGTCGGAAATCTTCAGGACGTCTCTCGGTCCGCGACTCGCTTCCCCTACGGCCAGCCCATCTACGATATGGCGAACCGCCAGTACATCACGAACAAGATGAACAATGTGTCGCCGCTCGAGCAGCCCAAGAACGTCGGTCCGGGTCTGGGTCTCGATTCGAATGTCCCAGCCGGGGGCGGTTTCCACGACTATTTCCGTGCACTTCCGACCAACATCAACGAGGAGCGCCTCACGACGATCGAGGGCCGTGACGGTCCTCCGAATCCAGTCGTCAAGAGCGGTCTGCCTCTTATCGGTGCCATCACCAAGGACGCCAAGGAGACCAAGGCCTGGGAGCGCAAGCCCGCCGCCTATGACGGTCAGGGTCAGGGTGGCCGTATTCGGGGCGCCGAGGGCCGTCCGGACTTTATCAAGACCCGCAAGACGACGATCCGTCAAGAGACGGGGCTTCGCACCGACACGCTCTCCTCGGGTCCGGCTCAATATAACGTGGCCCAGCCCTACGCCGTCGGAACGTCGTCCTACACGGACAAGAGCCTCACGCGCGCATCGGGCTATCGCTCGAAGGAGGATCGGGCCGGAAACGCCGGATCCATGAACGTCCGCAACGACCCAGTGAACCAGGTCGGAGCGGCGACCAATCTCCGCGTGGAGTCCAAGTCGGTCGCTCCAGGCCCGATGGGCCCGACGGGCTCGAGCAATAGCCGTGGTTACAAGCCACCCCAGTACGACGACCCCCTCAACGAGCACAAGGGCAAGCTGAATCCTCTGGCCCAACCGGCCGCACTTGATATCGCAATTCAGCAGCTCGAGAAAAATCCGATTGCGTTACCCCCCCTGGCCGTGGTCTAGACGGGCCAAAAATTATATAGACTAGTTTTAAAATGAGCGGTGGTATCGTTCAACTTGTCGCGACCGGACCTCAGGACGCTTGGCTGACGGGTAAGCCCGAGGTCTCCTTCTATCGTTCGAACTACAAGCGCTACACGCACTTTGCGAGCTCGGTCGAGAATCAGGTGATCCAGGGTACGGCTATTGCGGGGGGTCTTTCGACGGTCCGTTTTGAGAAGAAGGGCGACCTGCTGAGCTATGTGTACCTGACGGCCAAGGACTCCAACGGCAACCCGATCGCGGGTCTGGACTGGACCGATGTGATCGACAAGATCGAGCTTTACGTTGGCGGTCAGGTGGTGGACACGCACGATATCGAGTACATGACGGACATCGAGCCGGTGACGGGCGCCCAGAACTTCTCCCAGCGTTACCTGAACCTGACGAACACGGTTCTGAATAACCAGAAGAACTCGTTCCTGCCCCTGAAGTTCTTCTTCTGTAAGGACTGGGCCGTGGCTCTGCCCCTGGTCGCTCTCCAGTTCCACGATGTCGAGCTGCGCATCACCTGGTCGACGTACCTGGCCCAGACGGCCGCACCGACGGGTATTCCATCGGGCAGCCCGGCCTACTCGAGCCTGCAGTACCAGTGCTGGGCCAACTTCACGTACCTGGATCAGGCCGAGCGCGAGTGGTTCGCCAAGTCGAACCATGACCTGCTCGTGACCCAGGTCCAGCGTGTGCTGATGGGTTCCGCACCGACTCAGGAGCTGGCCCTGGCCCAGCCCGTGAAGTTCATCGCCTTCCCGTGCAAGAACTACACGACCCTGTACGAGTCTGGCTCGGCCAACGCCTCGAACTACCAGCTGAAGACCCAGGTGAACGGTGTGGACGTGGGAGACTCGCGCCACCTGAACCACTGGATCGACGTGCCCCAGTACTACAACACGGCCTTTGCGTACGCCGCGGGCACGGCCGTCAGCACGACGACCGGCACGGGCATGCACGCGAACGTCGCGATCATCTCGTACTGCCTTGACACGGCCAAGCTCCAGCCCACGGGCACTCTGAACTTCTCGCGCCTCGACACCTTCCGTCTGGTCGTGCCTCCGGCACTCACGGGCGGCATTGGTGCCCTTGCGTCGGCGATCAACTACCCGACCAACTACCTGTACGCCGTGAGCTACAACGTGTTCCGGATCCAGAACGGTCTGGGCTCGCTGCTCTACGCAAATTAAAAAAAACTCGAGATCTCAAGGCGGCCATGCAACTCTGGCACTGGTTGCTTCTTTTTGGTCTTGTATTTTTGATATCATATAATCCTCGTACGGGAAATCTCAGTAAATTTTTTGGCCCAGAAGTATCAGTAGAGGATGGAAAATCTTCGAGAGAGACACAAAGCGATAGCGATACCAGTAAGCACAGTGAATGACGTCCAGCATTTTTTGATCGTCCATGATCGGCGATACAAAGAGTGGACGTTCGTGACCGGCGGGTGTCGCCGACGCGAGGTTTACAATCCGCTCCGTTGCGCGGTTCGTGAACTCGAAGAAGAAACACGTGGTGTCATAAACCTGAAGCGGGGTTCCTACGCCTACTTCAAGTTTTCGACGAACACTCCAGAACCTAGAGATATAGAAGACGGAGTAGACGTGATAAACCACTATCACGTATACATATTTGATTTACCTATGACCGCTATCGAACATAGACACGTCGTCAGGCGGTTCTGTGACGAGAAAGAGAAGATGGAGGCGAGCCGAGTGCCGTTTCGCAAGAATTATGACGAAAATGATGAGTGCCGTTTCGAAAGCCTCGAGGGTCTCCAGGGCCGTTCGGATCTCTGGCCCATGATTCGCCATCACGTACTAGGCAACCCGGACTTTCATCAGGCCCTTAGGTCGAATCACAAGACTCCTTTTAATTTGAGGGGTTAGCGCGCCGGGTCCCGTGTAAATAAGTGCTATCCAAATAATAGAAATGACGAAAACGAAGCTGGAGTATGCGACGATCCTATCGGAGCTACGCAAGGACGGTTCGGATCCCAAGCAACTTGCACAGGACATGAGCTTGCGCAAATTGCTTTACGAAATTGAACTTTTTGAGGCCGCGGCGGACCCACCAGCCCCCGCTCCGGCTCCGGATCCGGCCCCCGCGGCGGCTCCGGCTCCTGCCCCGAAGGAGAAGAAGGGGCTTCCCAAGTCGTTCTGGTCGTGGATTACCCATGATTCATCCGACGAGGATGATGAATAAAATAGATCCTCAAATTAGGAATGGACCCGGCCCTGATTGTGTCGCTGGTCGAGAAGAAGCTCAGGGCCACTCGTCCTGAAACCGCCCTTGATATCATCAGGTATGTCGTTTATTTGTCCGGCCCAAGTCCGGAAAAATTCGTATATGTCCTTCAGTGCGTTATTGACACGTGTGCGGGGCTTATGGATCCACGGACCCTCGTCCATCTTGAATTCCTGATCCATGAAAACCTGGCCCATCTCATCGCCGAGGAGATGCACGCATTGGCCCGTCCAAAATGCTGCGGACTACTTTAAGATAATTGACTATTAGAACCTAATGGAAAAATGGCGGGTCCCGAACGGACCGGGGACCCACGTCCTCATGGACGGTGGGATCCTCTCCGTCCCGCCAGATGAGACCACCCAATTTTACGAGACCTGTGTGGGCCTCGTGAATTTGGGAACTAAATTGTACGTGGTCGAGCAAAAGACGGAACGATTCAAGTTCTTTGTGGACTTTGACTACAAGTCTCAGGAAAAATTGGAGGATGCCGATCTTCTCCAATTTTGTTCCATAATTCATCAGGCCATAGGGTCACCCGGTCGGTGCGTCATCGCCCGGGCCCGAGTCCGACCGGTCGGTGATGGCCTTCTCAAGTCCGGGGTCCATATTCACTGGCCAGATCTCATCGTGAACCGGATCGAGGCTCTGAATTTTAGAACAAAAATCATTACTGGTCTGGGTGATGGACCTTGGGATCAGGTTATAGATGCGTCAGTCTATGGAGGTTCTGGACTTAGGATGCTTTGGTCCCATAAGAAACCAACGGGTGATCCGTACATTCCATGGCGCCAACTCGACGGTCCTGAATTTTCAAAGGTTCCGAACGTGGAAACCCTGGCGCTCTTTGCGGTCAGGACCGATGAGGAGTCGCGTCCGGCCGAGCTTCTCCAGAATACGGATGGACTCGAGAGGTTCATCCAGCGATACGTCGAGGGGCAGTCCAGGGCCCGAATCAAGAAGGTCCAGCGGAGTGCCCGGGACGGGTGGTTCGCCCAGACCGATTCGAGGTGGTGCGCCAATATCAAGCGAGAACACGCGTCGAATCATGTGTGGTTCTCGATCAATTGTGGGAAAATATCACAAAAGTGTCTCGATGAGGACTGCCGCGAGTTTCAGGGTCCGAAAGTTATTCTTCCTCCATCAATAGTAGAACAACTCGAAGATGTTGATATTGTGGGTAGTCCTTCTTCTGGCTTTTTTATGGATATTTTTCCCAATGGGTCAGGGGGTACGATTCAAGAAATTCGAGCAAAAGGTCCATCCGTATTCGGGTCTCGACCCAGAGAGCTGGAATCGGTTCCAGACCAACATCCACGAGTTCGAACGGTTGGTTTCGACATCGGATCTTGAAGGCGCGGCACAGGCCCTATACGGAGCGACCGAAGACGTCAGGGACCTGGGTCTCGGCCTCAGACGCGCCGATGACGAACACCACCGCGAGA